GCGTGTGAAAGAAACTAAACAACAAGCAATTGAAGAAAATATTAAAAAGGCCGAAAAATCAGGTAACACATTATCGCAAACAATTGATGAAAATGGTAACTTAATTGGTGTCAATAATGCAAGTACAAAAGAGTTCGCGCTAGGTGAACAAGAAAACATTTCAACTGCTGATATTTGTAAAGAATTATTCGAAGGAGAAAATATTGTTGTAGGAAAGAGTGATTACGGGCAAAGTCAATTAAAGTCAGGACCATTTGCTAATCAGAAATAAATTTTATATAAAATAAAAAGCAATTTGTAAAAATATTGTTATTTAAATATTGTTATTTAAATAATAATTCATAAATTATGAATATGGAAAAAACCTGTTTTGTGTTAATTACAGATAAATTATATTTGGGAAAAGCTATGGTTACAATACAAGACTTAAGAACAATTGGATGTTGGGATAATGATGTCGTGTTGATTACAATTGATTTTGATTTGGATGAAACATTACAAAAACAATTCAATTTAATAGAAGTCAAATTTCCACAAATTGATAAATCTAATTTGATTCAAAAAATAGGTCCAAATGGTTTTTCAAATAGCGATAAACGAGAGATAAATAAATTGAATCAATGGGAGAAATTACATGTATTTGACGAGTATTTTTTACAATGGAATAGAGTAGTATATTTAGATGCTGGGTTAAGAGTGTTAGATAATATTAAATATTTATTAGAACTAGATTATAAAAATCATATTTTGGCACCAAATGATGCCTCACCTAATTTTAGACCAGATCAGATTTTTAAGTATCAAATTAGTTATGACAATGAAGAAATGGTAAACTTATTAAAAGCGGATTTAGGAGAACAAATTTTTGAGAAACATCATATGTTAAATTGTATGTGGATTTATGATACAAATATTTTAAAAATATGTAACAAAGAAATGTTAATAGAAGCAATGAATACATATATTTTATGTAAAACAAATGAAATGTGTTTAATGAACATAATGTTTCATTTTAAATATGGCTTATGGAAAGAATTCCCTTTGAAAGCATCCAATGGAAAATATTTATTTGAATGGTGTGAATTAAATCATTCGCATCATACTACATGGAGGGATTATTGTTTTATTAAATATCCAGTAACAATTAGACTTAATGAAAGACCTATTTTATGATTACACCCTTGAAGATTTGAAATGAGACAGCATTTCAAATCTTTTCAGATGAACCGGGTGAAATTTATAACAATAGCACCCTAAAGGGTGCCGTTTTAAATCTTCACTGGTTTAAAATATAGTATTTGATGCAACGTAATAAGACAACTCATTGCTAATATACGCATGTTTTATATTAGGTAAACTAAATACTCTATGACAAAATACACTATCTTCTTTTCTATTAAATTCACGCTCTTCTGGAAATTTTATTATATGTAAAATCGAAATTTTAACAGTAGCTTGTGAATGATGAATCTTATCAATTCTATCATCATAACCATGAATATGAGTTATACAACCAGACCAACTTTGAATCAGTGTATTTGTTCTAACGTTTATATGTGCGATTTTTTCAAAGATATTTGTATCATTATATGGATGAGTTTGATAATTATGTAGTATTATATCACTATCATAATCATGAATAGTCTTTAGTAAAATTTCTATTCTCTGTGGATGCATAATATCATCAGCATCCATAAATGTAACATAATCCATATCTAATAATTTTGAAATAGCATTATTTCTATTTTGAGCCGCATTAAGTTTTTCATTTGTTACAAATATATCTAACTCAAAATTATATTTTTTAATTATGTCAAGTTTATCTGTTGAAGAGCAACTTACCGCAACTTTATTTGGAACAATTGTTTGTGAATCAATTGAATCTAATAAAAAGAATAAATTATTAATATGGACATAATAACATGGAATAGCTACACCTATTTTCATTAATATATTTAAATTATATATATATTTAAGTATATTTATATAAATATTATGTAAAAAATATATAAAAAATATTCTATAATATAGTATATGATGGATATTTACACAAAGAATTTTATTATGGTATTATTAAAATTATCATTAATTTTTAACTTTGTTACAGCATCAAAATTTGATCCTGCTAGATGTTTTGAAAAATTTATATCTCATTATGGAGTAAAAATCGAACCTGTTAATTATGAATTTAGAAAAGGGTTATATCTAGAAGAACAAAAAAGAATTTTAGCACATAATAATGCTAATAAAGGTTGGAATGAAACACTTACTCCAATGTCAATCCTAACTGCTAATGAACGAAAACAATTTTACGGATATTCAAAAGGTATTAAACAATATCATAATTCTATCAAACAAATGAAAAACATGAAATCAGATTCAATTGATTTAAATTTATTACCTAAGAGTGTTGATTGGAGAAGTAAAGGTGTTGTTACGGCGGTAAAATCACAGGGTGGATGTGGTAGTTGTTGGGCTTTTGCTTCCACAGCAGTAATTGAATCACATGTCGCTATAAATACAAATAAATTATATGATTTATCTCCACAACAAATTGCTACTTGTGCTCCTAATCCACTAGAATGTGGAGGTAAAGGTAATTGCCAAGGAGCAACTGCTGAATTAGCGTTTGATTATATTGCGAATTCCGCAGGCTTATATGATGAATTTCAATTGCCATATACTGAATATTATGGAGTTGAAGCAAAATGTGTTTTACCATCAGATACGCCTAGAGCTACAATTTCAGGATACGTTAAATTGGAAGAAAATAATTACGAACAATTGATGTATGCTGTAGCTACTGTTGGTCCAATTGCTGTTTCAGTGGATGCGAGTAATTGGCATTCATATTCTTCAGGAATTTTTAACGGATGTAATCAAACTAATCCTGATATTAATCATGCTGTTGTTCTTGTAGGATATGGGACAGATTATACATCAGGTCAGGATTATTGGTTGGTAAGAAATTCATGGTCTGCCTCGTGGGGCGAATCTGGTTACATCAGATTATTGCGCCAAACAAGAAGTATTTATGATGATGATAATGATGAAACATGTGGAATGGATATAACTCCTCAAGATGGAACTGCTTGTGCTGGGGATAACAACCCAGTTAAAGTATGTGGAACTTGTGGAATTTTATATGATTCATCCTATCCTACTGGTGCGAATACATTATAATTTTTATAAAATAACAATATAATCCCTTAAGGTATTTATTATATTGTTATTCTTTTGCTACTTTACTAACCAATACTAATTTACTACCAATTAGAAGTTTTCTTAACACTTATTCTAGGGCCTGCGCCTCGTTTTTTGTTCTTAGCAGGATCATATTGTTCTTCTTGATCTTCATCAGGCATTCCTTTTGATAATTCCCAGAATTCTTTTGAACCCAATCTGAAGTCATTATGATTATCAGCTTTATAATAAAATACTTGGTCGTTTAACTTATTAGATTTAGAGTTATTATTAATAACGAGACATTCATAATTTTCCGTACATTGATCCATTACCTGACAAAAGGCTTCAAATGTTGGAAACATACCAGCATAATTCTCATAAATACGCTTTCTATTCGCAATATAATTCTCTCGAAGAATAAAAACATAATCTATATTAGTTCTTAGTGTAGGTGGAATACCTAATGGATATTGCATTGTGATGACTAACATTACTTTCCAGTGTCTCAATAATACCGTTTTCATTTAGACATTTCCTTCTAAAATCATAAAACCTATACTTTTTCAATGGGTATAGCATTCTCTCGAATGGGGTTAGACTATATCTTAAGATATCATCGAAACTAGTTAGGTTTCTCAATCCCACGGGCATTTAGTCGTTGAACAATCATCATATCCTTACCATAACGGACTTAGATGACTTGCTGCGGATTTTCTCTATTTTATACCTTTTTACTATACCTTATGTGATTAGCATAAGCCGCTATTATATTTCTACAATAGTTTAGTAGTATAAACCTTCAAAGAACAATCAGTTCTAAACCAAGATTTTTCCGCAATTTGGACGTGTCGCATATTGATTTAACAATATACTAGCCATTCTTTTGAAATGACTTTGGCAAACATTTTACCATTCATGAAAAGTAATCGCATTAATTTATCCCGAGACCATGTATTGTCATACAAACAATCATCTAATATAACAAATGCTCTTGGGTCAATAGTGGATCGTTTGTACGTTTCCATCTCCTTTTTAACTTGTTTCAAGACAGTTCTCTGACGCTTTAGGATGTTCTCAATAATTGCCGAATTATATTCATTATGGATGAACAACCGCGGCACCATTTTGCCATAAAACCCGTTACCTTCTTCGGTTCCTGATATAACTGTTCCAATTGGAATATCTTGTTGATACCATAATAGGTCTCTAACTAAAAATGACTTACCAGTATCACGCTTACCAATCAAAACTACTACTGGACCCTTATTTTCATTTGGTTTAAATTGGATACTTTTCATATCAAATTTTCTTAGTTCCAGAGTCATTATATATTATTTTAAAAAGAAATTTAAATACAAATTTAACGCTAAATATAATTATGTATAATACAAATACATGAATTTGGATAAGAAATATAAATAAAATGTTTTCAAAATAATTCCTAAACCAAACGAATATAACCTGAAGTTTTAAGCATTTTAGAGTGAATAAAACATTTAGTTAAATAATAAGTTAAAAACACATTTAATTTATATTTTAATTCACTAAAGATGTTTACGATTAATTATCAGAAAAGGAAGAACACTGAACTATTTAACCATTTTGAAGAACCAACATCATTGTTTCTCTCGAAAACTCAAAACTATATACCTATTTATACAAAATTTTTCAATTTGAATGATACAAATTACAATAGTATTAATCTGAATAATAAATGGTTTATTTCAAATATACATCCCGAAGGCAGAATAGAAGATAATCCGAATCTTTTTATGTGTAGAATTAAAAATGTCGAGAATAATAAAGTCAAAGATAGAGAAGTCTTTTTTAAGATGGCACCTTTATTAGATCCATATAAGTATATGATTGGTAAATATGACATAGCAAATCCAAAAATATTTAATTTACCAAAATTAAATTCTACTTTAGAAGATTGTAATGCTAAATTTATCGATGTAAATAATTCTGCTTATGTAGATGGTTTATTTGTATTTTTATCTAGTCAATTGAGAAATACATTTAAATTCACACATGGTGTAGACTATTATGGTTCTTTTTTGGCAATAAAAAATGATTTTAAAATAAATGTTTTTGATGATATTGATTATCTTAATAATTCTGATTTTTTTAATAAAAACAAGAATATTCTATTTACAATAGATGAATACGACCACTTATTTCAACACGAACAAACAAAACTGAAACCATTAACAATCGGTAATAATATAAGTTTAAAATCAGTTACATCTGTTAATAATGAAATTTTTGAAAATGTATTTGAAAATGTAGAAAATACAATGAATTTAGATGATCTTAAAGACATGTCACTTGATTTAATTGATATAACAAATTCTAATATGTTAACAGAACATCAGGTTACACTTAAATCAAATTCAACATGTTCTTCCAGATCATCTCATACAAACGATGATGATTTAGATGATTGTGAAAATTGTTATCAAGATAATGAAGTTTTAGATTCGGGGTCTGAAAAATATGAAGATATTAAAAGTGATGGTAGTGAAAATAAATCAAAAAGTAATGAAGATAATTCAGATGAAACAGAAGAAGATTGGGATGAAGAAGATGAACGAATTAACGTTACAATTCCAAAATTTCCAGTTCAAGTAATAGGAATGGAATATTGTGAAAATACTTTTGATGATTTAATATTGAATAATGATTTAACAGAAAATGAGTGGTTGTCCGCCTTCATGCAAATAATTATGATTCTTATTACATATCAAAAAGCATTTAACTTCACACATAATGATTTGCATACAAATAATGTAATGTACAATGAAACCGATAAGAAATATTTATATTATTGTTATAAGAAAAAATATTATAAAGTGCCAACATTTGGAAGAATATTTAAGATAATAGATTTTGGTCGTAGTATTTTTAAATTTGACGGAAAAGTATTTTGTAGTGATAGTTTTCAAATTGGAGGAGATGCTGCTACCCAATATAATACAGAACCTTACTTTA